AAGTGATTATTTAACATATATATAACCAATAAATTATAAATTATGAATATGAGTTACGAGTGGGCGATTACGGCTATGAAAAAAGCACCCACGTTAGACGGATTGTCAAATGTAATCACACACATTAATTTTAAATATACAGGAACAGACGCTGATTCAGGTCATGTAGCTATATTTAATGGCGCTTGTCCATTAGAAACCCCGGAGGAAGGTGCTGAGTTTATAGAACTAGCAGATCTTGCTGAAGCTAAAGTTATTGAATGGGCAAAAGCAGCGCATCCAACAAACCACATGAATCAAGTCATTGCAGAAGAAATTAATAGCAGAATAACACCAACGAATGTAGAGGTGACTGGAGAAGAATTATCTTTTCTTGCGCCGCCCGCAGAAAGTGAAGAATAAATAACTATTAACCACAATTAAATTAAATTATTATGTCAAAAATTAAAAAGAAAGAGCTACAAGCTCTTCAAGAAGTAGTAAATAGAATACAATCAATACAATCTCAGTTAGGTTTATACGAAATAGAAAAACACGCTTTGTTGCATGAAATGGTTACAGCTAGACAACAAGTTCAAGCGCAACAAGCCGATTTAGAAGAAAAATATGGTAAAGTTTCTATTGATGTAAAAACTGGTGAGTATAAAGAAATAGAGGAAGATGAAACTAATAAGGAAGATTAGTATAGGCAGAGACTATAAAAATGAAGCTATGCACTATGCTGTTGGGCAAGAAGTTTACGGTGGGCACTCTATACATCAAATAGTTGAAGAAGAAAAAAAGTATTCTGTATACATAGAAAAAAATAACGAGGTTTTACCTTGGAAAGATTTTAATAAAAATATGGCAATAGCCGTAGAATATAATTTAGAATATTAATGCGTAGTCCTTTTAACTTTATAGTAAAGCCAAAAGAAAAAAGGAGCACGTCTACTAAAAAAATAAAAGATAAAGAGCTTATATTAAACACAGAGCTACAAAATCATTTATATGTAAGTAGACACGGTATTGTTTTAGAAACTCCTGTGTTAGAAAAAACTAACGTTAAAAAAGGAGATGAAGTAATAATACATCATAATGTTTTTAGAAGGTTTTATGATGTTAAGGGTAATGAGAAAAACAGTAAAAGTTTTTTTGATGAAGAAGTTTTTTTTGCTAGCCCTGATCAAATATTTTTATACAAAAGAAACAAAGACTGGAAACCTGTAAAAGGTTATTGTTTTGTAAAACCTATAAAAAATGATGATATTTTTTCTGATAGCAAAGAAAAACCTTTAGTTGGTATAATGAAATACCCCGATGAAGAGTTAATTAAAAACGGAATAAAGTCTGGTTTTAAAGTAGGTTTTAAACCTAGATCAGAATATGAGTTTATTGTTAACGGTGAAAAACTTTATAGGGTTAAATCTAATTTAATAACAATAAAATATGAACATAAAGGAAACGAAGTCGAGTATAATCCAAGCTGGCTATAGAGCTGTTGAAGAATTAATAAAAGTAGCTAAAGAACCTATAGTTGAAACTGAAGATGATGTTTCTGCTGATAGATTAAAAAATGCTGCAGCAACAAAAAAGTTAGCTATATTTGATGCTTTTGAAATACTAAACAGGATTCAAGAAGAAAAATCTTTGCTAGAAAACAAACCTATAGAAAAGAAAACTGAAGCTTTTAAAGGTTTTGCAGAAAGAAGAAGCAAATAATGTACAAACAAAGTTTATATAGAATAATAAATCCTGTTAAGATAAACAAGTTAAAGAGATTTAATAAATCTAAAAGGTGGGAGTATGGCTACAATAAAGAAGAAGATCTAGTAATTATAAGTAAGACAGGTCAAATAGGAGATGTGTATAGCATACAAAACTTAAACATAGCTTTACCACCTATGCCTAAAATAAACAAGCAAGACAACAAGTGGGTTAAAAAAGAATACCCTAAAGAGCTTAGCAGAATAAAAACTATATTTGATTGGAAGACTTACCCAGATGATTTTAAACAAAACTGGGAGCCGTATATAGATGAAGAATTTAAAAGACGTGACGAAGGGTATTGGTTCTACAATAAAGATGAGCCTACTTATGTTACTGGTACTCATTACATGTACTTGCAGTGGACCAAGATTGATGTTGGGGCCCCTGAATTTAGAGAAGCAAATAGATTATTCTTTATATTCTGGGAAGCTTGCAAGGCAGACAGCCGCTGTTATGGAATGTGCTATCTTAAAAACAGACGATCCGGATTTTCTTTTATGGCGTCATCAGAAACAGTTAACTGGGCAACAATTTCATCTGATTCACGGTTTGGTATATTGTCCAAATCTGGGGCCGATGCTAAGAAAATGTTTACCGATAAAGTTGTACCAATATCAGTCAACTACCCTTTTTTCTTTAAACCAATACAAGACGGTATGGATCGTCCCAAAACCGAACTTGCATATAGAGTACCCGCATCAAAGCTCACGCGTAAATCTATACAGTCAGGGCAGACGAGGGAAGAGCTTGAAGGACTTGATACAACAATCGACTGGAAGAACACGGGCGATAACTCCTACGACGGTGAGAAACTTAAACTCCTTGTACATGACGAATCGGGTAAATGGGAACGGCCGGACAACATCCTCAACAACTGGCGGGTCACGAAGACAACGTTGAGACTAGGTAGTAGAATTATAGGTAAGTGTATGATGGGATCTACGAGCAATGCTCTAGACAAAGGTGGTGATAATTTTAAAAAGCTTTATTATGATTCAGACGTCACTAAAAGAAACCGCAATGGACAGACTCGCTCAGGACTATATAGTTTGTTTATACCTATGGAATGGAACTACGAAGGATTCATTGATTCTTATGGAGTACCTGTATTCGACACTCCAAAAAAAGAAGTTAAAGGTCCTTATGGGGAAAGCATAGATATAGGTGTTATAGAGCACTGGGATAATGAAGTAGACGGTTTAAGAGGTGATCAAGACGCTTTAAACGAATATTACAGACAGTTTCCGCGTACAGAAGAACACGCGTTTAGAGATGAAACTAAAAACAGTATATTTAATTTAACAAAAATATACGAGCAAATAGATTACAACGAAGCTGTTGCAGATGGATTGATATCAAAAGGTAATTTTCAATGGAAAAACGGTGTTAAAGACACTGAAGTTGTTTTTATGCCAAATGATCAAGGTAGATTTTTAATATCGTGGGTACCAGATTTATCTATACAAAACAATGTTATACTTAAAAATGGCATGAAAAAACCTGGTAACGAGCATATTGGAGCTTTTGGTTGTGATAGTTACGATATATCAGGCACAACCGACGGTAGAGGATCAAAAGGCGCTTTGCACGGACTAACAAGGTTTAGCATGGAAAACGCACCTGCTAACTCATTTTTTTTAGAATATATAGCTAGACCTCAAACTTCTGAAATATTTTTTGAAGATGTACTTATGGCTTGTATATTTTACGGCATGCCTATACTAGCAGAAAATAACAAACCTAGACTTTTGTATTATTTTAAAAGAAGAGGTTACAGAGGTTTTAGTATGAATAGACCTGATAAAACCTGGAATAAACTATCGGTTGCAGAAAAAGAAATTGGTGGTATACCTAACACAAGCGAAGACATCAAACAGTCTCACGCGGCCGCTATAGAAATGTATATAGAGAACCACGTAGGTCATATTAAAGAAGGTACTTACGGTAATATATATTTCAATAAAACATTAAACGATTGGGCTAGATTTGATATAAATAAAAGAACAAAGTTTGACGCTGCAATTAGCTCGGGATTAGCTATAATGGCATGTAACAAACATATGTATAGTCCAAAAAGTAGTTATAATAAAGACAAAGTAAATTTAAGTATCGCGAGATACCAGAACAAAGGAACAAGATCAAAACTAATAAATAATTATGGCTGAGTCAGTTGTAAAAAGTTATTTTCCTAGTCAAATAGCTAGCGATTTAGAAAAAGTAACCGAAGAATACGGTTTAAAAGTTGCTAAAGCTATAGAACATGAGTGGTTTAAAAGAGACTCCGGTACTAATAGGTTTTATAACAATCAAAATACATTTCACAGAAGAAGATTGTACGCGCGAGGCGAACAGTCTATACAAAAATATAAAGATGAGTTATCTATAAACGGTGACTTATCTTATCTAAATCTAGACTGGAAACCAGTTCCAATTATATCGAAGTTTGTAGATATAGTTGTTAATGGTATTTCAGAAAGAACTTTTGACATAAAAGCTTTCTCACAAGATCCTTACGGTGTTCAAAAAAGAACAGACTACATGGAATCTTTAATTAGAGACATGCAAACAAAAGAATTAAATAGCTTCGCTCAAGAAGCTTTTGGTATAAGTTTGTTTGAAACAGATCAAAACAGTTTACCAGAAAACAAAGAAGAGTTAGAGCTTCACATGCAGTTAGACTATAAAGAAGCTATAGAGATAGCTCAGGAGCAAGCTATAAATACAATACTAGAAGGAAACAGATATGAGTTGCTTAGAAAAAGACTAAATTACGACTTAACTGTTTTAGGTATTGGTTGTGCTAAAACATCATTTAATAAATCAGAAGGTATAAAAGTAGAGTATGTAGATCCTGCTGATATTATATTTTCTTATACAGAGTCACCTTACTTTGAAGATATATATTATGTGGGTGAAATAAAGACTGTACCTATTAATGAACTTAAGAAACAGTTTCCAGAATTAACAAACGAAGATTTAGAAGAAATAACTAAGCAAGGCGTACAAAATACAGACTTCTATCACAGAACTATAAACGAAACAAACAACATAGATAAAAACTCTGTGCAGTTATTGTATTTTAATTATAAAACCTACGCTAACGAAGTTTACAAAGTAAAACAGACAGCAACAGGTGCTTCTAAAATATTAATAAAAGATGATACTTTTAATCCACCTGCAGAAGTTTTAGATCGTAACTTTGAAAAAATATCAAGATCTATAGAAGTTCTTTATGAAGGTGTTTTAGTTTTAGGTACAAATAAAATGCTAAAATGGGAGTTAGCTAAGAATATGATGAGACCTAAAAGCGACCACACTAAAGTCAAAATGAACTACAGTATAGTTGCTCCTAGAATGTACAAAGGTCGTATAGAGAGTTTAGTTAGTAGAATTATAGGTTTTGCTGACATGATTCAAATAACTCATTTAAAACTACAGCAAGTTTTATCTCGCATGGTGCCTGATGGTATATATTTAGATGCTGATGGTTTAGCTGAAATAGACTTAGGTAATGGAACTAACTACAACCCACAAGAGGCGTTAAATATGTTCTTTCAAACTGGTTCTGTTATAGGTAGATCATTTACGTCTGAAGGTGATATGAATCCAGGTAAAATACCTGTTCAAGAAATACAATCAGGTTCTGGTAACAATAAAATATCATCTTTAATAACAACGTATAACTATTACATGCAGATGATACGTGATGTGACGGGATTAAATGAAGCTAGAGATGGTAGTATGCCTGACAAAAATGCTTTAGTTGGCGTACAAAAACTAGCAGCCGCTAATAGTAATACGGCTACAAGGCATATACTGCAAAGTGGTTTATTTTTAACAGCTGAAATAGCAGAAGCTTTGTCACTAAGAATATCTGACGTTTTAGAGTATAGTCCAACAAGAGAAGCTTTTATACAAGCTATAGGAGTTCACAACGTGGCTACGTTAGATGATATATCTGACATGCACTTACATGACTTTGGTATATTTATAGATTTAGCTCCAGATGATGAGCAGCAAGCTATATTAGAAAATAATATTCAAATGGCACTTAGCCAAGGTACTATAGATTTAGAAGATGCTATTGACGTTAGAGAAATTAAAAACGTTAAGCTTGCTAATCAATTGCTTAAAATAAAAAGAAAAAAGAAGCAAGAAAAAGATATGCAGATACAGCAAGCTAATATGCAAGCTCAAGCTGATGCAAACGTGCAAGCTCAACAAGCTGCTGCTCAACTAGAAGTTCAAAAACAACAAGCTTTAGTTGGCGCGCAGGTTCAACTAGAACAAGCTAAATCAAATTTTGAATCACAAAGGCTTTCTGAAGAAGCTAAATTAAAGAAAGATTTGATGGCTTATGAATTTCAAATTAATATGGCTTTGAAAAGCAAAGAAGCTGAAGTTCATAAAACAAAAGAGTCTTATAAAGAAAACAGAAAAGACGATAGAACTAAAATACAAGCTTCACAACAAAGCCAACTTATAGAGCAAAGACAAAGAAACACCGGGCCAAAAAACTTTGAATCATCTGGCAACGATATACTAAGTGGTGATTTTGATTTAGGTTCGTTTGAACCCAGGTGATAATAGTAAATGTATAATTATATAATATTTTATCATGGAAAACCAAGAAAATGAGTCTGTAATTGAAGAGGTTGTAGACAAAACTACTGAGCAGACTTTAGAAAACGAAGTAGAAAAACCTCAAGAAGAAGTTGAAACTAAAGATCAAGAAAGTGTATCTAGCGTAGACGAAGATGGTACTATTAAAATTGATCTAAGAAAATTAAACCAAGATCAACCTGAAAAAGCAGAAGTTGAAAGTGAACAAACTGAACCAGAGAAGGTTGAAGCTGAGCAAGCTGATACAGCTGAAGATCAGGTTTTAGAAGAAGTCACTGAAGAAGAAGTTCAAGAACAAGTTGAAGAGCTTCAAGAAAAGGTAGAAGAGGTTATAGCCGAAGCACAAGAAACAGGTGAACCTCTACCTGAAAATATACAAAAAGTAGTTGATTTCATGAATGAAACAGGTGGTAGCTTAGAAGATTATGTAAAGCTAAACACTGATTATTCTAGTCTAAATGACAAACAATTACTTAGAGAGTATTATGAAAATACTAAACCACACTTAGATAAAGAAGATATAGATATATTAATGGAAGACTTTTCTTACGATGAAGAGTTAGATGACGAAAAATCTGTAAGAAAATCTAAAATAGCTTTTAAAGAAGAAGTAGCTAAAGCTAAAAATCATCTAGAATCTTTAAAGTCTGAGTATTACGAAGAAATTAAAGCTGGATCAAAATTGACACCTGATCAGCAAAAAGCAGTTGATTTTTTCAACCGCTATAATAAAGAATCTGAAGAAGAGAATAAAGTTGCTAAAAATAAATCAAATGTTTTTTTACAAAAAACTAATAAAGTTTTTTCTGACAATTTCAAAGGTTTTGAATATTCTGTTGGCGATAAAAAATATAGATTTAATGTTAAAAATGCTAGTGAAGTTAAGCAAACACAAAGTGATATAAACAATTTTGTTAAAAAGTTTTTAGCGGAAGACAGCACGATGGGTGATGCAAAAGGTTATCACAAGGCACTTTTTACAGCAATGAACGCGGATTCAATAGCTAATCATTTCTACGAGCAAGGCAAAGCTGATGCTATTAAAAATAGTGTAGCTAAGTCTAAAAACGTCGACATGGACCCTAGAGGTGTTCATGAACCTGTTACGGAAGCTGGTGGACTTAGAGTTAGAGCAATAAGCGGTGACGATTCTTCACGATTAAAAGTCAAAATAACAAAATAGAATAACTTTAAAAAACTAAAAATATGAGTTTTGCAACTGGCGGCGCGTTTCCAGCTGGATTAACGCCCGCACCATCAAAAACTGTCTTCGATAAAAACTACCTAGCAATCGGTACTTCCGGAGACTTTGATTTTACAAAACAGTTCTTACCAGAAGTATATGAAAAAGAAGTTGAAAGATATGGAAACAGATCTATCTCTTCATTTCTACGTATGGTAGGTGCTGAAATGCCAATGGCTTCTGACGAAGTCGTATGGTCTGAACAAGGTAGACTACACGTCGCTTATGATTCAGTAAAAGTTAAAACAAATAACGACGCTACAGATCACACTTTAGTTGTGCTTGACAGTGGAGGATCTGCTCAAGGTCACGCTATCAGAGCTAACCAAACTATCATCGTATCTAAAGGTTTTGTAACTGTAAAAGCTTTCGTTACTTCTGTTGACGCTGCAACTGGAGAGCTAGAGGCATACCCTCTAACTCAAGCTGACTGGCCTGCTTCATTCGTAGCTGGTACTAACCCAACCGACCTTAAAGTATTTGTTTATGGTTCTGAGTTTGGTAAAGGTGCTGCAGGAATGCAAAAGTCTATCGACGCTGGATTCCAAAAGTTTACTAACAGCCCAATTATCATTAAAGATAAATACTCAATCAATGGTTCTGACACTGCTCAGATCGGTTGGATCGAAGTAACTACTGAGCTTGGAACTTCTGGATATCTATGGTATCTAAAGTCAGAGCATGAAACTAGATTAAGATTTGAAGATTACCTAGAGATGTCTATGGTTGAAGCTGAGAAAGCAACTGAAACAATCACAGACGCTAACTCTCAAACTGTAAAAGGTACTGAAGGTCTTTTTGCTGCCATCGAAAGCAGAGGTCTTGTTTTCAATGATCATGACTTTAACAACGGTACTGGTTTAACTGGTCTTGGTGAGTTTGATTCAATCTTACAAGAGCTTGATAAGCAGGGTGCTATTGAAGAAAACATGCTTTTCTTAGATAGAGGTACATCTTTAGCTATCGACAACATGCTAGCAAGAGCTAATTCTTACGGAACTGGCGGTACATCTTATGGTGTATTTGACAACTCTGAGGATATGGCACTTAATCTAGGATTTAGCGGTTTCCGCAGAGGTTCTTATGACTTCTACAAAACTGACTGGAAATATTTGAATGATGCTGCTACTCGTGGTTTAACTGATGATATCGACGGTGTACTTGTGCCTGCTGGTGTTTCTACAGTTTACGACCAAACGCTTGGCAAAAACATTCAAAGACCATTCTTGCACGTACGCTACAGAGCTTCTGAAGCTGACGATAGAAGAATGAAGTCTTGGATCACTGGTTCTGTTGGTGGTAACTACACTTCTGACATTGATGAGATGAACGTACACTTCTTGTCTGAAAGATGTCTATGTGTTCAAGGTGCTAACAACTTTGTATTGTTGAAAGACACTGCAAGCTAAAAAGCAGAATAAAGTAAGATTACCCTCGATATAATTCGGGGGTAAATCTTACATTTTTAATAATTTTATTATATCATATCATGGCAAAAAAAGAAAAAACCGCACCTGCGGTATGGGAACAAAAAGACAGAGTATACGAACTAGTTGGTAATAAAAAACCCATCATAACTACAATACCAGCAAAACACTCTGTTAAAAGATCTTTATTATGGTTTGATCCAGAAAAAGGTTATCAAAGAGAATTAAGATACGCTACAAACCAAAGCTCACCATTTGTTGATGAGCAAAAAGGTGAAGTTACATTACAACAAATTGTTTTTAGAGATGGAACTTTATTCGTGCCAAAGGCAAATGTATCACTACAAAAACTATTATCGCTTTATCACCCATTAAATGGTGGTATATATTACGAAGTAGATAATGTTAAACAAGCGAATGATGATTTAGCATATCTTGAAGCTGAAATTGAAGCTTTAAACTCTGCTAAAAACTTAGATATTGATCATTTAGAAGCTATATTAAGAGTAGAGGTTGGTAGTAAGGTTAATTCTATGACTTCTAAGGAGATTAAAAGAGACGTGCTGTTGTTTGCGCGTAGAAATCCTATTTTATTCTTAGAACTAGCGTCTGATGACAACGTACAATTAAGAAATTTTGGTATAAAAGCCGTAGAAGACGGTATTATTGACTTAAGTCAAGACCAAAGAAACTTTACTTGGGCATCAACAGGTAGAAAACTGTTATCTGTACCTTTTGAAGAAAACCCTTATTCAGCACTAGCTGCTTGGTTTAAAACAGATGAAGGAGTAGAGATTTACTCAAGTATTGAAAAAAGATTAAAATAAAGTCACTTATAGCGGTTAGGCCGCTTAACGTGGCCTAACTACTATAAAAAATATAAAATGGCAGTAAGTGTAGATACCGTATATCAAAGAGTGCTCGCTGTGTTAAATAAAGAGCAAAGAGGTTATTTAACACCTGAAGAATTTAATTTGTTTGCCAATCAAGTTCAAATGGATATATTTGAGCAGTATTTTTACGATATAAATCAATTTAGCAGATTGCATGGTAATGATACAGAGTATTCAGACGTGTTAAACATATTGAACGAAAAAATAAATATATTTGAAAAGCAAGCATCACTTGATTATGATGAAAACGCTACACCTCCACACTACGATCTACCTACAGATATATATAGGTTAGGCACAGTTATATATAAAAGCTCTGAAGTTGAAAAAGTCAACAGAAACGAGTATTTATATATAAACTCTTCAGCCATAACCAAACCAACAGATGATTTTCCTATTTATACTAGAGATGAAAACGGTATAAGAGTTTATGGTACATCAGAAATAACTTCTGATTCAACTGTAACGAATCCAGTAACTATAAACTACGTGAAAAGACCTGATAGAGTTATTTGGAACTATAACACTGTTTTAGGTAACGCTCAATATCAAGCTACAGGTAGTAATGATTTTGATCTTCATGATTCAGAGGAAGTAGAAATTGTAACAAAAATATTAGCTTTAGCTGGTGTTTTAGTTAGAGATTTATCAGTATATCAATTAGCGATGCAAGAAGATATGCTTGCAGCACAACAAGAAAAACAATAATAAATGGCTTTATTTGAAGGAACACAGTATCAATACTATTACGGCCCTGATAATTTATGGGGTACTAACGATGAGGTTTATGGAAACTACCAGTTTATAAAGCTAAAAGAGCTAGTTAATAATTTTATTATAGCTTATGTAGGTGAAGATAAAATTATATCTAAAATAAAAAGAACAGATGTAGCTTTTCATGTAAAAAGAGCTATGCAAGAGTTTAGCTATGATATATTTAAAAGTGAAAAGTCTCAAGAAATAGAAATACCACCAAGCTTACAAATGCCACTACCACATGACTATGTTAATTATGTGAAAATTAGTTGGCTAGATCAAAGTGGTGTTGAAAGGCTTTTATATCCTGCTAGAAAAACTAGTAATCCACTACCTATACTTCAAGATGACAAATATGAATATTTGTTTGACTATCAAAGTGGTGAGATACTAACAGCCAACGAATCTGAAACTTGGAAGAAATTTAAATCAGACACTAGTAATGCATCAACTGACAACTTAGATGATTTAGAAAACGATCCTGGGTTGTTACAATTATTTGGCAGAAGATATGGCATGGAGCCAGAAAATTCACAAACAAACGGTGTTTACTTTATAGATCCACTTAAAAGTAAAATATTCTTTGATTCGTCAATGACTGGCAAAGTTATTACTTTAAAATACATAAGCGACGGTTTAGCTGTAGACGCGGATATGATAGTTCACAAGTTTGCTGAAGAAGCCGTGTATCAGCACGTTGCTCACGCTATACTGTCAACAAGAGCTAATGTTCCAGAATATATAATTCAAAGATTTCAAAAAGGTAAATTTGCAAAAGCTAGACAAGCTAAGTTAAGACTATCTAATTTAAAAATAGAGGAGCTTACTCAAGTAATGAGAGGTAAGTCTAAAGTTATAAAACACTAATATATGCCTGAAATTAAAAATGTTTTTTCGGCAGGTAAAATGAATAAAGACCTGGACGAAAGATTAATTCCCAATGGCCAGTATCGAGATGCTTTGAATATAAAGATATCTAGTTCTGAGGGTGCGGACGTAGGTGCAATTGAAAATATATTAGGTAACACAGCTATTTTTAATAGATCTTATAATGAGGTTACTAACTCATACACTCAATGGGGTTTAAACGACTCTGACACAAACTACTATGGTTTTGATAACTGTAAAACAGTAGGTGTTATAAGATACGATAGAAATGAAAAAATATATTGGCTTCTAAGTGGTAGCAATCAAGATGGTATACTAGAGTTTGATCAAACAACTAAAGTTGTATCTCCTGTTGTTATAGATAAAAACAACGTTTTAAAATTTTCATCAAATACTCTTATTACAGGTATAAATATAATCGATGGCTTGTTGTTTTTTACTGATGACTTAAATGAGCCAAAATGTATCAACATAGAAAGATTCAAAACTGCAGCAGCAGCCTCAGGAGACACTTCTCACACTGAAATTTACGGTAGAGATTTTATAGAATCAGATGTAACCGTAATAAAAAAATCACCTATTACAGCCCCCACTTTGGAGATGTACAGAACAAAGCAGCTTGACGATAATGGCAATGTTACTAATGTAGATACAGGTTGGTATGGAGCTTTAGGTAGCAATGTAGATGGTGAACCAACACCATTTGATCCAGGTACTGCTGTTACTATGTATTGGAATCAACCTTATCCTTTTTATAATGTTGGTGATACTTTAGTTTTAACGGCTTCAAACGGTGAAGATGATGAAGATCATATAGCTAGAGTTAAAGTTTTTGAAGTACCAACAGGTAATACTCAAAACTTTGCTAAAGTAAACGTGTTGTCTATTAACACAGCACCAGCAACGAGTACATTTTGGGAGGTAACTTTAGAACAAACTCCACCCATGTTTGAGTTTAAGTTTGCTAGGTTTGCGTATAGATATATATACAATGATAATCAAGTTTCTTGTTTTTCTCCTTTTTCTGAGCCAGCATTTTTACCTGACGAAAAAGCTTTTGAATATAACCCAGAGCAAGGTTACAATGTGTTAATGAAAAACACGGTTAGAAATTTAAAAGTAAAAAACTTCGCGTCAAGTGGGACAGTTCCATCCGATGTAGAAAAAATAGATATATTATATAAAGATTCTTCAAACCAAAATGTTTATGTTGTAGATACAATTGAAAAAGACTCTTCTGGTAACTTTGCTAATCAGTATAGTATAAAATCTGAAATAATAAGCAAGGTTATAGAGTCTAATCAAATACTAAGACCGTTTGATAATGTACCAAGAAAAGCAAAATCTCAAGAAATAATTGCCAATAGGCTAGTTTATGCTAATTATTTACAGAACTTTGATATAAAAAATGCAAACGGTGACATTGTAAAACCTAAAGTATCTATAAACATTGACAATTACCCAACTTGGAATATTACTAATGAATCAGCTGGTAAATCAATAAAAACTTTAAGAACTTATCAAATTGGCGTTGCTTATAGAGATGAACATGGTAGAGAAACACCAGTGTTTTCATCAGAAACAAGTTCTACTGTATTAGGTAAAACATCAGCAAACTTAAATAATAGAATATCTGCGGTAATAGAATCAGATCCTCCAGAAGGTTTTACTCATTTTAAGTTTTTTGTTAAAGAAAATTCAAACGAGTACTATAATTTATCAATGGATAGATTTTACGTTGAGTCAGATGATAATGTTTGGATATCTTTTCCATCTTCAGAAAGAAATAAAATAAAAGAAGATGACTTTATTATATTAAAAAAACAACACGATAGCAACAACTTTGTTGATGAAGAAGCTAGATACAAAATTATAGCTTTAGAAAATGAAGCTCCAGACACAATAAAAACAAAAAATGTAAACAAAGCTAAAATACAAGGTTCGGGTAATAATAACACCTTTGTATCTGACGGTCAGCCAGTTGAAACTGCTTTAACTTTAAAAATACTAAATCAAGCTTGGGTTGACTCTGGCGCTGATTCTAGAGACAACGCTTTGTTAGGTGAACCACAGCTTTGTTGTAAAATATTTACAGAAACAAATACAACACCTGTTTTTTATGATATAGAAAGTATACAAAAAGTTGGATCTGGTAACGATGCTCATTACAAGATTACTTTAAATAAACCACTATCTGGTATGGCTTTTGCTACAAGTAATGGTCAAGAAGCTGTAGGTTTAGGTATAAATATATTTCAAAAAGAAATACAAAATAAACCAGAGTTTGCTGGTAGATTTTTTGCAAAAATATATAGTGATAAAGCTTTAGTTGACAGAATAACATCGGTAAACGAAAAAGAAGGTTATGCTATAGCTTCTACTCGCACTCTTGGTAAAATGACTAGATTTGGAGATAATGATGATAACTGGAAATCTGGCGATAGAGGTTGGCATATAGATAATTCACAGCCTCGTTATCATACAGCTGTTCAAGGGGGATTGTTGCCACATAATAGTAATCTTCCTGGAGAAACGCTTAACGTTGGTGCGAAACGAGGTAGAGGGACTAGAGTGGGCTCAAAATACATAGATATATGTTATTTTAAATGGGGACCTGGTAGTGGTAGCGCGGCAAGAAACGCATGGGACGGTTATTGGTGGGGCTTTGAAAATAAAGTTCCAGACGCAGCTGATACAGCTAATTTTTTACAGTCACCTGGACAAAAGATAAGATGGACTGATGATCCAGATGGCACTATATATGAAATAGTCGATTATGCTAGAGTTCATTGTGTTACTTATAAAGGCAGCAAAAAAGGAAAGTTCGCTTCATCGAGATTAATAAGATTTACAATTCAACTAGATAAACCTCTAACTTGGTCACCAGATGACTCTTTACAGTTAACAGAAGTAGGTGGAAGTACTACTACTAATTTAGAGTTTTTAAGAATAGTAGATGAAGACTCTGGAACGTACACATCAAAAAACCCTGCTATTTTTGAAACTGAGCCCGATGAAAATGTTGACATTGATATATACTATGAAGCTAGTGATAATATACCAATCGCTCAACACGGAACTGAAGCGTTGCCATCTACTCACGATTTAGATTGGTTCAACTGCTATTCGTTTAACAATGGTGTAGAGTCTGACAGAATAAGAGATGATTTTAACGCTGTAAGAATAGGTAAAGGTGTAAAAGTATCTGCAACACTAGATGAGCCATACCAAGAAGAAAGAAGAGGATCAGGTTTAATATTTTCTCAAATATTCAACTCTTTAACAGGCACAAACAAACTTAATCAGTTTATACAAGCTCAACCTATAACTAAAGACTTAAATCCAGCAAATGGATCAATACAAAAACTTCACGCTAGAGACACAGATTTAGTTGTAATGTGTGAAGATAAAGTTTTAAAGATTTTAGCTCAGAAAGATGCCTTATTTAACGCAGACGGATCTGCTAACGTTACATCTAACGCGGCTGTTTTAGGTCAAGCGATACCTTTTGTTGGTGAATATGGTATATCTAAAAACCCAGAGTCGTATGCTTATTATGGTTTTAGATCTTACTTCACAGATAAAAATAGAGGTGTTGTTTTAAGGCTATCAAGAGATGGTTTAGAAGAAATATCTTCAAACGGCATGAGCGATTATTTTTCAGATAAACTTGCTTCAGAAAACACAATGATTGGCAACTACGACGAAGACTCTGGATGCTACAATGTTAGTTTTTCTGATGAAACAGTTTCTTTTGAAGAAACAGTTAGAGGTTGGCCAACTAGAAAATCTTTTGTAGCTGAAGCTGGTGTATCTTTAAATAACATATATTACACATTTAAAGATGGTGTCATATGGTCACATGACAATCAAACAAGAAATAACTTTTATGGTACTCAATATAAATCAACAGTAAAGCTAGTGTTTAACGAGTCACCATCAAAAATTAAAAACTTTAAAACAATATTTTACGAAGGAGACTCTGGTTGGACTTGTCCAAAAATATCTACAGATCAACAAGACGGTAGCGTTCCAGGCTTTTCTAATAAAGAAGGTATATATTATAACTTTATAAAAGGCATTGAAAACACATGGGATAATAACTTTCAAGCTGGTACTCTAGATACTAAAGAGTTTTCAACGCAAGGTATAGATATACTTGGATCAATAACTGGCACAACTAAGAGTGACTTTATTTTAACAATAGAAGAAGACGGAAATTAATATGGCACTAATAAATTGTAGTATAAATTCAGCTTCGTTAACTAAAACAGGCGGTCAAGCTATAGGAAGTGATAATGCGACTTTAACAATAACACCAGCTACAGGTTATGTTGTAAATGCTGCAGATTTTACTGTTTCTAATGTTTCGTTTTCATCAAACGGTAATAGTTTAACGTTTCAACATGGTCAAAACGGAGTTGTTTTACCCACTGGTGTAACAAGTGTTACTTTAATAAACACTGGAACTGGTGGCGGTGTTGGAAACACTATCGCGGTTGCTGTAGATTTAACTAATAGTTTTGTCATGCCTTCGTCAGATACTACGCTTATTGTAGATATCGATGGATCTGCAACTTTACAAGGTTTTACAGTTCAAGGTACTTTTGAGCAAATAGGTAGCGGTTTATCTGTAGCCAACACAACTACAGGCAACTGGGGCCCTGTTTCTGGTCAATTTAATTCTTCATCTACAGTTTTTACCCGCACTATATCAGCTGCAAGTGGTAAGTATTTTCCAACTGCACCAACTTGTGAAATAGCTATAGGTGATAGTTCTAGATACACCATAAGTAGCTCAGATGCAACTGACAGTGACAACAATATAACAGGTAGAGCTTTTACAGTTTCTTACAATTTTCCAAATCAAAACGTAACTGGTGATAAAATAAAAATTACTGGTACAGCTATAGATATACCTTCAACTACAACAGAAATAACAGCTTATAGTATATCTACTAACAAAATACCAAATTCTGGAGAAACTAGATTGTATAGGGTGTATGGAACACCTGGCGCTACTTTTAGCGTTGCTGTTGTTGATTCTAACAATAGTAGTGTTGCAGGAATATCAAATATAACACTAGACAGCACTGGTACTTATGATTATTATATAACTTTTCCAAGTATATCTTCAGGCAGCGAAACTTATACTATAACAATATCTGGAGACCTGTCTAGTACATTTGGCACGTCAAGTGGCCAACCTACATCAGTTAATATAGTTCAACAATCAAACGTTATATTAACTTTAGGGTTAACATGCTCAGATTCTACAGTAACTGTACCTGCAAATCAAAGCATAAATCTACCTATAGATGAGGTTGACTTTTCTACATCTTATACTAATGAACAATACACTTTCTACTTTACAGTAACACGAACGGTTGCTTTGTATTTAAAAACTATACCTACATCTGCTTTTAACAATCAAAGTCAAACTAGTGGTATAAATTTTGATGTACAGTCTATAACAATAACTAACAACAACACAACTAGCGTAACACTTGCTGTGCTTGTTAATTTAAACTCCACAGAAGACACAAATTTAACTAGTACGCTTAATTTAGATACGTATATAAACAACGTGCCTACTGGATCGCCTTTCACGTTTAATGTTAACCAAGGAGATCCTATAACTTTAAACTTACAGTCGAGATCTAGCGCTAGTGATCCTGAAGGTGATGGGCTTGCGTTTATAATATCAGGTTTACCAACAAATGGTAAACTTTTTACAGATGCAAATAGAACAGATGAAATATTGTCTAATGAGTTGCCAGCTACATTATCTGGTAATACTGTTTATTATGAACATGATAATACCAACACATCTTCAGACACTTTTACATTTAAAATATCTGATGGTAATTCTACAACAGCAAATATAACAGCTACAGCAAATGTTAATTTAAACCAAGCTCCTACAGCTAGCGGTTTTACTTTTTCTTTATTAAAAGGAGCATCAAAAGAATTAAACTTAGCAACACTTTCAAGCCCTTCAGATCCAGACGGTGACACTTTAAGTTATAAAATAACAGGTTTACCTTCTGCGGGATCAGATGCTAGCGGTCAGCTATTTACAGATTCAGCTTTACAAAACCAAATAACAAGCACACCAACAACACTAAGCAGTTCAACTATATACTACAAACACGATAATAGTAATGATTTAACTGACTCTTTTACTTTTAGAGTTAGCGACGGATCTACTGAAACATCTGATTTAACAGCATCGGCAACTATAGGCGTTGCTCCTGGAGCTGCAATTTCAACATCAGGTAACTCTGGTATTTTCTTAATAGCAGTAACGCTAGGGACTGCTGCTGGAACTTTTAAAGTTCATTGTGATTCTTTTGATGTTTTTGATAGATTTCAAATATTGTTTGATACAAATGGTAATTCTAATAACATAGCTGACATGGAAGTTGTTGCAGATTCGCTTTATGTTGGTGATAACGATTTTGGGAGTAATGATATTCCAAGTAACGGCCAAACGACAGGTTTAAGTGAATACACATACGTTGGATCAGGAGGAAATGCTCCGGTAGCTGACTTTAACGGGAGTACATCAGCTGCCGATAAGTGGAATAGAACCGGAAACGCTAATCAAACTATAACTATAACAGATGATATAGTTTCTATTGCTTCTGCTGTAAATAGAAGTAATTTTCCTGCTGACACAAGCGAGTTAGCGCCTTCAAGAGGGTCAAACTCAACAACAATAAAACAAGTTAATGTTCAAACTGGTAGAGTTGAATCTACAACTAGTAACAATTACAGTCTTATTACGGGTGGCGCTTTAAACAATGGTAACGTTTGTCTTTATTATACTAAGTCTGCTACTACTAACACAGTAGCATATATAAAAATATCTAGTCACCCTACAGAGGGTACAGGTTGGAATATTTTACACACTAGCTTCAATGCTAACTTTGGAACTGCTTATGTTCAAACAAATAATGGTTGTGGTGCAACTGCATATCATACTACTTTTTTAGCTTATCCACAGGATAATACATGGGCTAACGGTAAAATAGTGTATTTAGATCCAGAAGAAACTCAAGTTTTGGTAGGAAATGGTAATACATATAAATTTCACACATATGTAAATGATCCAGACAACATAAGTAGTTATCAAGGTGTTACTGCTACTATAAGCAACACCGGTGTTATTAGTTCTAAGTTTACGTGTACAGCATAATATAAAAACATATGGCAACTATAGTATTAAACTTTAACAACCCAATAAACGTATCTATACAGTCTAACAGCGACTCAAATACTGGTTACGCTGGAGCTGATATAGTTTATTTTAAAAATTCATCAGGTGTATTTCAAATAGGACCGTGTATAGGTGTAACTAAAACTTCAGTAACATGTGACACGCCTGACAACGCTTTAAGGCCTTCTAACGGTGATTTTATATTTTTTGCTAAATCACCAGTAACAAACACGTCAGGTGTTATAGGCTATTACGCAGACGTTGATTTTGAAATAACGTCTACAACTAAAAAAGAGCTTTTCGCTGTTAACTCAGAGATATTCTTAAGTAGTTAATATTTAGTGATAAAGTGTAATAATATTAATATAAATAACTTATAATGAATAACAATATGAAACCATCACCGCTAAAAGTGCCAATAGGAGCCATAATGCAAGGCGTTCAAGGTCTAGCTGGTATAGCTGGAGGCATTATAGGTAGCCGATCAAGAAAACAAGAGCAACGTAATGCACAAGCAGAATATGAAAGAAGAAAAGCGGATTATCAAAGTTTAGACACATCTAATCCATACCTAAACCAAGAGAACGTTTATGAAGATTTAACAGTAAACACTCAAGCGGCTGATTTCGCAGCGCAACAACAACAACAAGCTGCTGCTAACACTATGGATACGATGGCTAGCGCTGCTGGTGGATCTGGTATAGCTGCGTTAGCTCAAGCTATGGCTGGTCAACAAGCTCAAAATTTACAAGGTGCATCAGCTAGTATAGCTCAACAAGAGTCTGCTAACGAGATGGCTCAAGCTAACATGGCTGGACAGTTACAATCGCAAGAAAGACAAGGTGAGGTTTACTCTAGAAACTTACAAAAGGATAAAGTTGAAACATTGATGGGTATGTCGCAGCAAAGACTAGCGGCTGCAAATCAAGCTAGACAACAAGCTACGCAATCAATAATGGGTGGTGTAGGTAATTTAGTTGGAGGAGCTGCTCAAGGCTTCGACGCAATGAAAAGAGATTGATAATGGCAAAACAAAATGAATTAATAGCACAGCAAGGTCTTATCTACAATAGTAGATACTATGACCCTTCTTTGTCCCTAGCACAACCTTTTGCTAGAGCTGAAAGAGTTATAGATTACAATAACAGACGTAGAAGGGCTAATAAAGCTGCAGCTGAAGCTAAAGTTTCTCAATACGTAGAAAATCTAGCAGGTGATTTGCCAAACATAAGTAAGATATCTCCAAAGTACAGAAACAAAATAAACGAGTTTTTAGTAAGTAAAAGAAGAGAGTATACTAACGCAAGTAAAGTTATAGGTAGATTTGCACCAGGCACAACTGCATATATGGAAGCTGTGTCTAAAATGAACTCCATAAGTGACTCATTTAAAAACCTTAGTAATCAGTTTGATTTATTTAAAAAACTAAAAACAGAAGAGCTACCTGACTTTCAAAATAGATTATTGTCTGAAGCTAATAATCCAAACAATATAAGTTTAATGTCTAGTATACTTACGGATGAGCTTGACGTTGAGGTTGGTGAAGGTGGTAGTTTAAGTTTCGTTCAACAGGTTCAAGATGAACTAGGTAACATAAGTTTATCTCAAACTAGTTTAAACGATTTACCTAAGTATTTTAATAAAGACTTTGATACAGCCACAAAGATTATAGAAATGAATAAAACTTTGTATAATGGCAGTAAAAAAATGACGCCAGCTATGGCTAAGTTTGTTGAAATGCAACTTAGAAACCATATGATGCAAGGTGGTAGAGAAACAGTTTTGTCTTTAGCTGTTGATGATTTTATCATACCAGATGGTTTAGGTTTAGATGACGATCTTCTTTTTAACGAAGAAAGACACGACGAACTTGTTGATGTTGTGGTAGATCAATACTTGAACATGTTAAAACAATCTGCTGATACTGGATACGAGTCAAGAAGAGCTGCTGATATTCAGACTATAAAAGACAGAAAAGCTGCAAGTGGAACTAGCAGTACTAGTACTAGCAACGAAGAGACAGACTTGTTTACACCTGGCCAAAGACAAGATATTATGTTAAACCAACAGTTTGCTCAAAACATAAAAAATAGAGCTAAAGATATGTTTGATAGAATAAACGATCCTAGCATGCTAGCAAATTTTGATGGTAGATTTAATGAATTATCAGATTTATACATAAAAACTATAGGCATGAATAGCCCAGACATGGCTAACAGATATATAGATAGAAATAGACACTACGAAATGTGGAAACAACAACACAAGGATGTTCCAGATTTTGACGTGCAAGGTGAGTATAACAAAAGATTTGGTGCTGGTGATAGAATATTTGTAAACCTAACAGGCCAAGGTAGAGATTTAGGTAATGTATTTCAATATCAAGCCGTAGACCCTTTTGTTAACGCTGCCGATTTTGATCAATTCTACAGAGATTTACTTATAACATCTGGCATGGATCCAAAAACAGCTAACTACTTTGTTTATGGAATAGAAGGCATGACAGGCGGTGAAGACGCTGCTGATGATGAAGGTGTATTAAACGTATCAAATTAAAATAAAATAACATGCTAGAAAAACTATACAATGTTTTGTATGATAAAAAATTATTCACACAAGACTTTGATAAATTTAAACAAGCTTGGAGTAACGAAGAATATAAGAAAAAAGTATACGACGTTGTAAACTCTAAGAAACTTTTCACGCAAGATTATGATGTTTTTGTAAACGCATATAGCGAGGGAAAGCAACAGGGCGATGTTGCAACGGATGCAGCTGCAGAGCCCGCAGAAGATTTGGCATCCACATCGGCAATTACTTCATCGGACTTATCTTTACCAATACCTCAAAGTGAAGGGCCTGCTGATCCTGAAGCATACACTACAGATTTAGGATTAACTTACGGCGATCAAAGAACATCTCAAGAACAAATAGACGACTTTATGAATAATATGTACCAAGCTTTGTCAGCTACAGGTACATATGAATTTTTAAAAGAAAAAGATTTAGAAGAAAGATACTACTACGCTGGTAAACTTATATCAAACCCTACAGGTTCACCTAAAGACATTAAATTATCTTATTACAATTACTTCAAAGACATAAAGATAAAAGGTGTAAAAGATCCTAAAGCTATACTAGAACCTTTGTTTTTAGATAAAGATCAAATAAAAGAAGATTATTTTAAAATTAAAAACCTTAAAAACGATTTAAATATAAAAGACTTTTATGATCAAGGCGGAACAGAAGATGTGTTAATTAAAAACGCTGATGATGCTGTAGATGAATTGATTCACGAAAGTGATTACATGAACAAAGAGTTTTTACCTTACTTTTTTAAAAAATACGAAGAAGATTTTTACAATAAACAAATAGAAACAATAGAGTCAATGGAAGTAGATTTTATCGGTCAAGATGAACTAGATAAAATCGAAGCTGAAATGGAGAACTATCAACTAGAGATGCTAAAACAAGAGCTAGCTTCAGATGTTGGTTATAAAGATTTAGTTAGTAAAGTAACGAGTGTTGTTTCAAATGATTTAGGTATAGATATAAAAGCTTTAAATAAAACTAAAGTAATACCTAATTGGGCTGAAGGCTCTGATTTTTTAGAAGGTATATACAGGTTTACTAAGCAATGGGCTAGCGGTGAAGCCGGTGAGAAAATGGCTAATATATCTAAAGAAAATAAAGGTATAGATAACTTTTTAAAAGCTTACCAAAGCGGAGAATACACGGAGCAAGAATTAGCTGAGATAGCTAAAGAAAATTTAACAGATGCAGACTTAACGCTTTTATATCCATCTAAGTCTGTAGCACTTAGTAGAGCTCAGTGGATTGGCGCTGATAATTACGAAGAACTGATAGATAAGGCTAGGGCAGGTATAAAAGATCCTGTCTCTTACTTGAAGAAAAAGAAAAAATTTCTAAATAAGCAGTTTATTAATAGCATGCAAGACAGCGAAGAGCTTTCTAAAGTGTTATCCATAATGGACAATACTGAGTTTTTTGATGAAGATGGTGTTACTATTGATGATTTTCAAAGAATGGCAGGTGAACAGCTACCTCAAATGGCTCAAGCTATTCTAACTTTAGGTTACGGTACTTATATACAGGAAGCTGGTGGTATATACGTAGAGTCAATGTATAAAATAGCGGAGGCTAAATATGGACCATTAGCTTTAGGTATGGCTAGTAAAGAACAAAAAGAACAAATGTTCTTAGAGATAATGGAAGCTGGAGAAGATAATCCAGATGCAGCTATTGAAGGTGGTGTTATAAACGCTGGTTTAGATTTTGGTTCATCAATTTTTGTAGTAACAAAGGCTGGTAAATTTATACCTAAACAAGCCTGGAGATCTTTGCTTAGAGGTGAGTTTAAAAAAGCCTTAAAAAAAGCTGGAGGTAAAGACTTGCTAGAAGATGCTTTAAAAATATCTATAGCAGAAAGTATTACAGAGGGTTCTCAAGAGACAGTTTCTATGCTTAAAGTAGGTAAAAGCACAGGTTACTACAATTTTGATCCAAAAAGAATAAAAGAAGGTGCAGCTCAAGGTTTTGCTAGTTCATTACTGTTTTTTGGTTTAGGTAAGAGTAGATCTGCTTATAATTATTTAACAGATGGCATTGGTTTACAATACTCTAGATTTAAAAATAAAGATCACATATTAAATTTAATTAAACTAGAAAAACAAAAAATAAAACAAGATCTTAAAAATGGCAATATAACAAAACAAGAAGCCATTGATAAAGTTAAGAAAGCCAACGCTAAAAGAGATGTTATAGTTGATAACGATGTTTACAATGTTTCTGAAAATAACAGACAACAAGCATTTGACGCTACAGAAGCTGTTGTTGATGAACAAGTTAAACTTGACACAGCGCTAGACAACCTAAAGCAAGCAAAAAACAACCCTTCTGCTACAGATCAAGATATTGAGTTTAGAGAGGCAGAGGTTAATAATCAAAAAGAAAGACTTGCAGATGCTAAATTTGAACTTAATAAAGCAAAGCAGAAAGACAATGCTAGTAAAGATATAAGCAGAGCTTCTAATAGAATTAATCAAACAAAAGAAGGTGAATTAGCTGATAAACAACTTATTACATTTAGAACTAGAAAAGAAGCAGCTGCATTTGTAAAAAGATACAAAATAAAAGTAGACGCAAATATTGAAGGGTTACTAAATGGTGGGGCCTCAGGAGCAGCTTTAGCGCCTGGACAGACTATAAGATACAAAGGTGAAGATATAGTGCCAGCTTTTGTTGTGAAACAAACAATAAATGAGCAAATCGATAATTCTACTAGACAAAACGATTTTAGTTTACGATCTGCTTTTGCGGCTAGTCACGAGGTTAATCACTTTATATTAGATACCGTTGACCCAAAAGTGTTAGATGGTGTTGTATCTAAGTTAAAAAACGACATGCGTAATTCTGGAGACATCGAAACTAATGCGGTTTTAGAGATTGTTGAAACCATGATGGTGGAATATGTAAAAAAAGATCCAAAAATATCTAGAGACTATTTAAACCAAGAGTTTTTAGCTGGTTTAGGTGATGTGCTACAAACTTTTAAAGCTTTAAAACCTAAATCTCCATTTCAAAGAATGTTTATAGACTTTGGTGAATCTATTTCAAAAATTATAAACGCTAACACAGGATTAAATGTAAACTACAACGATGCTAATTCTGTGCTAGGCTTTCTTAAAAATTATAACAAATTTTTAGGTAAAAATGCACCTATAGTAATAAAAAGTGGTACTGATATTGATGGCGAGAAAAAGTCTAGAGCTCAAATAAGCTTAGAGCAGCAGAAGAAGCTTTTAGTAGATGAGAATAAGATTTTAGCACCTATGATGCGTACTAACGCTTCTGCCGCTAAAAAAATACAGGAAAACGTAGATAAGATAAAAGCTATAAGTGCTCAAATAATAGAAGAAAAAGAGCTAGCAGAAAACTTAAAGTTTGCTCCTGGTTTATCTAAAAAAGCAAAAGATATTACAAGAAAAAATGAGCTCAATTGGAGTGAGCTTATGGATCCAGCTACTAAAGAATCTGACAAAACAGCTTTAAAAAATAAAATATACGAAGACAATCAAGGTACTATTATAAACATTATAAGAAAAACATTTAATCCAAATATAGAAAGCAATCTAACAGCTGAAGATTACGCACAAGCAATGCAGCTTGAAGCCTTGAAGATGATCGATTCTTACGAAAAGACATATAACAAAAAGAAAGCAGAAGGTACATTAGCACCGTGGAACTTTTATTTAAAAGATAACTTACCTAAGAGACAAGGAGCTATACTTAAAAAACTTATAGGTGATAAGTCTATGATGTTTATGGGTGATGCTACAGCTAGTATAGGTAGCGCTCAACTTGGTTATACACCTGATTATGGTAATTTTAGTAATGAAGAATACATCGAACAACAAGGTGTAATAGTAGATGAAGTTTTAGCTTTCACACCAGAAATTAAAGCAGAAATAAGAGAGGCTGCTAAAAAAGTTTTATCAACTTTTAAAGGTGATTCAGGTGTTAATCTTAAAAAACAACTTGGCGATGCTCTTGAAGTAATGCTAAAGCCTTATATTCAAACAAATGTATTGGGTAGTAAGGTAAAGAAAAACTACAAAGGGCAAACGTATAGAGAGTTTATGCAGCAAAACTGGGAAGATATATATTCTATAATAGGTTTTGACGTTATAAATACCAGACTTACATCTAGAACTAAACAAGAGAAAGCGGCTGGCATACCAAATCCTTTTATATTTAAAATAACTAAAGACGGTAAGCAAGTTAGAGATAGTAGATTAGAAGACCTAACTGGTAAAGGTAGAGGTAAAGCTAAAAAGAGAATAGTTAATCAAGAAGAGTTTATAAAATTCTTTTTTGGTGAATTAGTAAATCCTTCTACACAAGGTACTAGAAAAGATACTTTAGCAGAAATAATAGCTAGAGAAGCTGGCTTAGATCAAATAAGCTGGATGCTAGAAAACGATACTGAGTTTTTAGATTTATTTAAACAAAAACAAGACTTGTTAGGTACTCTTATAGATAATGATTACATCGAGAGTATACAAAGACAAATTGACAGGTTTGATGGTTCAAGAAGACCAGGGTCAAGAGCACAGTTAGTCATAGACAGCGCTAACTACAACGGTTTAAGCTCTAGCGCTGCTATGAACGTATTAGAAGACATTAAAAACAACGAGATAATAGATTACAAGTCTCAACCATTAAATCGATTTAGAAATGATGTTTTAGACATGATAAGAGTTGGTAATGCTTACGCTGCTATAGATTTATACCATACCCCAACAGACGAAGACATTAAGGTTGATGGTAAGTATAAACTTAACAATGAAGGCTTACAACTATCAAATGTTAAATCGGATGGTGATGTTAGTGTAAGAGTTAAAATTAGCTCAGCTGGAAACTTATTTGTGCCTAAAGAGTTTTCTTGGAATGGTGGATTTAGCATAATGAGATCTTTAGATATAGAGTTAAAAGGTTATGATGTTGCTATGTCTAGAATACCAGACGAAGATGGTAGTTATTTTGCTAAATGGTTAGTTGATAATAACATACTAACAAAAAAGCAAGTAGAAAAAGATGCTAGCGCTAGTGGTATAAGAGAAACTTTAGTGTCTGAAGGTTATACTTCAATAACATATCCTAAAGCTGATGGTAGCTTTGGCTATATAATACTAAACAACGAAGCTTTTGACTTGTCTTTTGATAATAAAATAAACAATCAAATAAAAAGCTTAATGAGTGATTCAGGCTCAAGAGCTCAGTTGGTTGGTATGAAGGGAAAAATGAGTGAGATCATTGAGCAGAAATCAAAAGGTAAAATAAAAGCCAATGAAGTATTATCTAACGCTGCTGCAAGAAACATGCGTAGAAAAGCTGGACTTAACTTTAGCAATCTATATGTTCCTTATCAACTAGAAGACTTTGTAGGTTTAACATATGCTTTCACGCCAGAAGGTAAAAAAGGTGAAGCCGCTCAAGAGTTTATAAAAGAAAGAGTGATGAATCCTTATTTTGAAGCTAAAGAGCAGTATAGAGTTTTTCAGCAAAACTTAAACGCTAACTTTAATAGATTACTTAGTGATGTTGGTATTACAGCTAAAACACTTAAAGAAACAGTAGACATACTAGGTAAACCGTTTACTAAAGATCAAATAGTTAGAGCTTATTTGTTTTCTACACAAGGAGCTGATATAGATCCTTCTATATTAAGCCCAAAAGAAATACAAGCTTCATTAGACTATATAAAGTCAGATGAAAAGCTTTTGATGCTTGCAGCAATGCTACCAACAATACTAGATAACAAAGGCGGTTGGGTACGGTATAGAGGTGAAATGCACGAAACTTTATCTATTGATATAGTTAAGTTTGCAGAAGGTAAAAGAAAAATATTTTTTGAAAGATTTAAAGACAATATAGATATAATATTTGATCCTCAAATAAAAGAAAAGTTAAGAGGTTTGCTAGGTGAAACATACGTTAAAGAACTAGAAAGCTCCCTTAAAAGGATGTACACAGGTAGAAATGAAAGCCAAAACGCTAGTCCAATGGTTAACGAGATTATGACTTGGTTTAATGGCTCTGTTAATACTATAATGTTCTTTAACATGAGATCTGCTAGCTTACAGTTGCTTTCTACAATTAACTTTGTTAACTGGACCGATAACAACCCCATAGCTGCTGGTGCTGCCTTTTCTAATCAAAAGCAGTTTTGGTCTGACGTGTCTATGCTTATGAATACAAGTTACATAAAAGACAGGATGGGTAACATGAAGTTTGATGTTGAAGCTGATATTCTTGTTGAAATGGGCAAAACATCAAAAACATATAACGATCTTTTAGCTAAACTTTTTAAGCTAGGTTATGCACCTACAAGACTTGCTGACTCGTTTGCTATAACTTTTGGTGGTGCTACTTTTTACAGAAATAGATTCAACACTTACAAAAAACAAGGTATGTCAGACGCTAATGCTAATGCTAAAGCTTTGGTAGACTTTGAAAGAACGGCTGAGGTTAGCCAGCAGTCTAGTGATCCATCTAAAATAGCAAGTGCGCAGATTGGTAGTTACGGTAGATTCCTTTTTGCTTTTGCTAACACTCCATTTCAATATGCTAGATTATCAAAGAAAGCTGCTTTAGATATAATAAATAACAGAGGTGATTTAAAAACCAATATATCTAAACTAACGTACTACACTTTTGTTCAGTCTATAATATTTTCAGCCTTACAAAACGCCGTGTCTTTAAAAGATTTAATTGATTTGGGAGATGAAGAAGATGATAGAATGGACGAAACAACTAGAGGGGCTTTATATTTTGGAGTTAATTCTTTGATAGATGGTCAATTGAAAAACTTTGGTGCTAGAGTTGGTATTTCATCTATACTAGCAAAAAATGCTTTGTTGCTGCAAATACAAAGAGATCTTTACAGAGAGTTTGGTAAAGATGCTATTGGTGGACCTTTTGATTTAGTTAAAGCTGCTAGACCTGAAATTGGTCAAATGGTTCTTTTGGCTAGTTCTGTTTCTCCGCCAATGTCAACCAAGACTAGAAAATTATTTGCTATAGACAGAATGGATATCTATAATCAAATACGAGAGAAAAAAGAGTTTTACGACTTAACAGATACATGGTATGTATATCCACAAGATCCAACGTGGCAAACATACGCTACATATTTAAACGTAGCACTTAATATACCAGCTGATAGATTATTACAAAAATTAGAAAATATATCTTTCGCTATGTATGATGAGTTTGATTATGCCACAAGATTTGCGTTTTTAGCTGGTTGGAGCAAATGGAACTTACTACCAAAAGATGACTTTAACATACCTTATCCTGAGATGGAAAGTTTAAATTACTACGAAAGTAGACTTAGAAAAAAAATAAAAGAAAAATCTAAAAACACAGAGACTGTTAAAGACTACGAGAAAAGAATGAGAGAAAAAAGACAAGAAAAAAGTAAGTAACAAGCAAAAACGTGTAATATTACACATATAACAACCTACATAATATGAAAAAAATAATTTTAATACTTTTACTGCTTTTTGCTAGCAATGTAAACGCTCAATTTTTTAAAAGCATTTATGATGACTTTTTGAAATACGGCACCGTATACGCCGCTGGTAACGTTGGTAATGCTAAGTCAGAGCAAACAAAGTATTTTGTTAGAACAAACTCAGATAATTTATATGACATACCTCGTGTTATAGACCAAACGACATATCACCCTAACAACTATCGTGTTGGTGTTGGGTTGCGTAAGCTAGCGAGGTTTGGCTATGAAAGCAAACCAAATTTTTACAACGGCACAGAAAACAATGTAGGATTATCTGCACCCACAGCTGCAGTAAAAGGTTTAGAGTATTTATTGCACTGGGA